CAGCCATTCGCTGGAGAACTTCGACAGTCTTGACGACCATCGCATCCAAAAACTTGTAGTAATCAATGACACTTGTGGATTCCCAGGAAATCCGATTCCAGTCCCCTATAGGTTCAGTGTTGATATAGTCAGTGTATCTATTGTACTCCTTACGTCTGTTGTTCCATTTCATGTAAACCATCTCTACGTAATGTAAGTCAGATTCTACGTCATGAACAAATGTCGCGGATGAAAGGTTATTTAGAGACATGTATCATATAAAGAAGTCTTGTCTCTAAGTAAAAAAATGTTTCAATATATAAATGGCTGGCCTCATCATTATTGGTGCCGCGGTATGCTGTTCTATGTGTTGTGGTTCACCGTTCACAGCAGTGTACTTTGCCCCGAAAAGGAGTGATGAGTTCGCTGTGAGACTCAAGAAGGTTTTACCAGATACAGCCAGTGACTTCATACCAGATAAGCCATCGGAGTGGTTGGGTTCTGAATACGAAGATGACTACGACCCTGTAAAGGATGAAGAAGATGAGTTGCAGTTGTTGAGAAACGAACTCTCGGCTCTCTACGGTGAGGATGAAGCGGCACAACTCATACTTGATATGGGAACTGATAATGAAGCGGAAAACATACAGGATTTGTTACAACTTAAGAGGGGTAAGAAATACTTTGAAGACGAAAGATCTACACCCTGTTTTGACAATATTTACGATATGGCGGCTAAGGTAGACTGTGGACAAAACGCAGTCAAAAGATTCAAGCTTTCAACATGTCCCGGCGGGAAATATAAATATGAATACACATGTCTAGGTGGTATAAATGCTAAGATATCAGATGAAACGTATGACACACCTCCAGTCACACCAGTGAGTCTTGGTGAAAATTTCTTTGATGTTCCTATCGATATGAGAACCATTTATAGACATAATGTCCGATGTGACATTGGCGGAACAAGGGGGACGAACGACACAAATATGACAGGATCCACAGCGGGTGGTGATACACCGATAACTCAATTTAGATACGACTATAATGTCGATTCGGCTAACTCCTTAATGAACACAACAAAGTATTTCTATAAATGCTTAGACACGATACCACTTGGTAAATGTTACAATTACGAAACATCGACCTCCGCCCTCAAACCTGAAAATCTTGTTACAGACGGTGCTTTGGGACTTCGAAGTCATGAGATTAAGTGCCCGGGAGAAACACAAGTTCTCACCAGATTTCAGTTGAAAGCAGGTGGAACAGCGGCTGATGGAACAGTGATACCCCCCGAACCAAAGGAGGGTGAATCGACTTTGTATCGATACGATTACACATGCTGCAACATGAAAGCTGAGGGGTGTTCTGAAGAAATGGAGGCACAAGGAATTTGCACAATGAGCACCTAAGTTTTGGGTGTCACCTTAAAAATTTAAGTCTAAATGATGTATTCGTCAATAGCGAATAACAGTTTCTCATACTTACTCACCCTCGACGAGATCAGGAAAGCTTTACCAGATGATCTTCGTCCATCATGGGTGAAGATTACTACGATCACGATGGTATCGAGCTTTATGCATCAAATTGACATAAAGAAGCTCAGGGAAACGTTTGAGAGAATCGGATCCTACAAGATGAGACGACAAGGTTCAAAAACGGAAGGGTTTGAGTGGAAACTCAAACCTACGACCTTCTACAATCAGGTCACTCTGACCTACAATGACACATACAGCACCAAATCGGTCAAAGTTTTTCCCAATGGAAGTATTCAAGTTGCTGGATGCTGTGACCTTTTTGACTGTAAACGCATCATCACACAACTCACGCATATCCTAACTTCTTTTTTGGGGATGGATATTAAAGCCCCAGCTGATTCATTCAGGGTTGTCATGATAAACTCGAATTTCAGTCTGAATTACAACGTGAATCTACTGAAAGTTGCGAACTGGTTCGAGGAATATAACGACATCTTCAAAGTTTCGTTCGAACCCGACAGGTATTCAGCGGTGAAGATCAAATTCAAACCCTCCGAAGACATGAAGGAGATCACAACCAGCATCTTCAGCACCGGAAAGATCATCATCACAGGAGCTGAAACTTTGAAAGAAATCGCATTCGCTTACAATATCATCAACCAGCACATCAACGAGAACCCCGAGATTCGAGTTTCACCCACAGAAGAGACTGATGTCTTTGACATTTACCTTGGATATAGATGTGAACCCATGGTCAAACAACTCCGGGAAAAGGGATTCAATTCTTGGATGCAGACAACCACCAACCGCCGAATTAATTTCTAGATTTATATTAACAATATGTCTCAGAGACTTGGAATGGCAGATGGCAGGTGCTTCACTATGAATACCTCAGCCCAATTACTCAACAACCATATCATGAAGACGAACGGGATCACCTACGAAGACAATTATTCTTTTAGGCAACTTCTCCAAAAGCAGGGACCAGCTATCATGAATGCTGTGCAGGCAGAGCAAGGCACTGGACCCTGCAACGCGTGTGACAAACCCCTTCTGAAAACACCCAACACCTACTAAGTGAGAAAAATCAAAGAAAAAACTTTGGACCCATACTCTAGAATGCAGACATGTTCTATATGTCTCAATGACGTCAGGGCAACGAGGACAAATTCTCCGCTCAGATGTGGACATGTATTTCACTCCCACTGTCTAGAGGAATGGAAAAACCAAGGTAAGAATACGTGCCCAGTGTGTAGAAAAGTATTCGATGTCACGCAGTACAAGGTGATAGTGACGATTCAAAACAATGTAACAGCAGTTTCAAACTCTGTGACATTGAACGAAGAATCTATATTTAGTGTTTTAGATTTGTTTGATATCAATTTCGACATTGAAGAATTACCCGATTTAGAGAGTATTCTTGCTGACCTTGGGATGAGTCTTTCCGACTTTGATGCCTCTGTTCTTGACACAGAATGAACTGCAATATCTCTCATAGTTCAGACCAGGATAGTTCCTCGAACATTTACGGGGATCCTTGATGACCTTTCCCTTCGCGTCTGTTAAAAGTGGACCGGTAGCCCAGCCACGTTTATGACTAAATACGTTAGCCTTAAACGTTATACGCTTACCTACCTTGAAAGCACCTCCTCTTTTAATTCTCGATTCGGGCACCTTAAAGAATGTAGCCACAGATTTAATAGTATCTCCCGGTTTAATCTTATACTCAACTACCCCATGCTGCTTGTAAAAATGAAAGTCACCCTGTCTGATATAATTTGAAGCTCTACCAGGGGAGACAAACATCATGACTTTGAAATATCCTTTCTTACATTTTTTGGTGGCATCTGTCTTGTACACCCTTTTCGGATTATCAGAAATAACGCGCTTCGGGAGTCCGGTGCAGTGTGTATACGTGTGATTCCCATTAGATAGGCCAGACCGGTCACCGGGAATGGATTTCTGCCATCTGTAGGCCTCGTAATCACCAACAGCATACGCGTAGCAGTTATTGTTTCCTATACCCCTAGAAGATCCCCACCTCTTAGTTGAAAACTTACTTTCATTGCCACTCAGGGGGAGGTTTTTCATCTATAGTTTACTCAGAAAAAAAATATTTACTTTTAATAAATGATCTCGGAGATTACCAAGTCTCGCAACAAGTCTGATGCTCTCATGGAAGTTCTCGTTTTTGTGCTCAACCTTCTCATCAGCACATTCATCCTCCGCCTCGTGTGGAACCGCTCCCTGGTGAAACACATCTCCGTTCTCAAGCCCATCAAGTCTCTTGTCGATGCATTCATTCTTTCCCTTTCCGTGCAGATTGTCCGTGGCATTTAAAACTTCTTAAATCCGACAGTTTTTTCACCAGATGGACCCACAGTGGTCGGAAAAGCCTCGACACCAGCACAGTCACCTTTGTCACAATCAACGAAGGTGAATGGCTTTCCTGACTGCTTAAAATATTCCAACTGTTTACGAGTCCAGCCACAACCCATGGTCCCGTAAACGGTAAATTTACCAGCACCACCAGATTTCTTAGGATACTTGTTCATACAGACTTTAACGAGTACGATAACGACGACAGCGATGAGGATCGCGAGAAGATACATTTTATTATTACCATAGATTTATTTTTTGGTGAATTTCATCACCGGCTTCTTTTTCGTGATCAGCTTACCCGCCTTCAAAATAGCGATAGCGCGCGCTTTAGCGTTTCCCACTTGCTTGGTCACCACAGGAGGAGCTTTGAACACCAGACGTTTTGGTGACACTTTAGGTTTAGTGAATAATTTTTGAAACTGGTTCACTTTACTGGTTTCAGTGAAGAAAGGTCTCATGAGAACAGTCTCGAAACTTGGAAGAGTATGATTCATGTTTCCACGAAGCCTGAAATTTTTAATTTTAGTGGACTTCATACTGAGATATTCTGGTGGCAAAAGAGATTGAACAAGTGTTTTCACCATACGTTCCGTTCGATTAGAAGGTTGCCTACAAAGGCCGTACATTGTGTTCAAGAAAAGATGTAAATCGTAAAATCGGTCCGACTTTCTCGATATACCTATGTTGACATAGTTTCTGGTGTTAATCAATGGATTCCTAATTCGAGGAAAAGCAGAAAATCCAAAATCGATAATGACAGCCTCTACACCCGCGTTTGGAATGGAGTACTTTTTGTTTAAGGAAATCTGAATATTTTTGTCTGGCACGGTGCGTACCATGATGTTACCACCGTGAAGGTCGTGATGTCTAAAACCAGGATACTTTTTATGGATACGATACAGGTTGTAAACGATCTGAGCCATAACGGATCTGACAGCGTCTAGAGTGGGACGAGTTTTCATCCATTTCTCAAGTTCCTGACCATCTATGAACTCCGAGTACAAGTAATCTTTACCATCACACGCCTTATACAGATACATCTTCGGAACACCGTAGTTTTCCAACTTTTTCGCGACTGTGAATTCCATTTTAGGATTCACAGATTTGACCGCATTGACGAACCCCGCCAACGGTGCGTTATTTGTTTTTTCAGTTAATCTAGGTTGTCGTATTTCTTTGTAAACGACAAACTTCTTACAGCCATCATCCACACAACCCCTATACACCTTACCATATTGACCCTGACCAATCTTTACCGCTCCTTTAGTCGTGGAGCCATTCTTCTTTTTCAACCACAAATGTGACCCGGGGGAACATGCTTTCTTCCCCCTGAGTAGTTTTTTAACCTGTGTGTTCATCTGGTATTATCTTACATTTTGTTTTCAATTTGTCAACTGGTTACAGTTGAAAAAATGAAAGATTATTGAATCACACATTTACCAACTTCATCACTACTCCTCTCCTCCACGAATCCATTGGCGATGTTTGTCTCTTTTTCATATGGTTCATTGAAAAACACCTTATCGTATGTAAACTCAGACACGGAGGACTTGATGAGTCGCTGATCGTAAATCACAGTTGTGTCATCTATAATTTGCTTAACAATGAAATCTTCTTCCTCGATGTATACGATTTTAAGATTTGTTTTCGGTTTGTAAAAGTTTTTCATTTTTATAAGACGTGATAATATTTTTTCTAATCTTCATCCACATCAACATCAACATCATCAACCTCTTCCTCCTCGGCGTCTGGGAGATTGACACCCTGGAATGCGAAAGAAGGAAGCTTGGCAGACTGCTCGAAGAGAGCCTGCTGAAGGCGGATAGTCACACCAAACTTGTTGTCAATGAACCAAATCTGGTTGAGATCGATGATGGCCATAGCCTTCTGCCCCTTCTCGATAGTGTCAAGAGAAACCTGTTCCTTCTGCATGGAGTAGCACTCAGGAACAAAGGACCCATCAGGCTTGGTCAGAACCTTCAGCTTAATAGTAGGCGCATACTGCTCCTTACCGGGCTTCACGATGGGCTTGTAGAGAGCTTCCTTGAGGACAGCGACATTGAACTCCTTACCGAGCCACTCCTTAGAGTTCTTGGCAACTTCATTGACAATCAACTCATCGAGCTCCTTAAGCTTAGCATGGAGGTCCATGGCCTCGGTGTTGTCAGGGTCGAAGGAAAGGTCAAGCGAATAAGAAGTGCGCCCTGTGCCTTCATCAGTGAAGGCGCTCAAACCGTAAGGAGAGCGCATGAAAGGAAACTGGATGTAGAGCTTTTTGTTGTCGCCGGCGTTGAGATAGACGGCTTTACCGCCATTCTTGTTCTTGCGAAGTTTCGAAAACTGCACAGAGGCAGGGGAGAAATCGGTAGACTGCTGAATAGAGAGCGACATTGTTAGTTGGTTATATCTATACTAGGAGTCTTGTCTTTAATTGAATTTCCAATTGAATTTTAATTTGAATTTCCCATCATATATACCACTATCTCGTCCTTTATATCCATTCGTGTCTGCGCACCAGGCACTCTTCGTTCCTCGACTCCCACCACACCAAGATGCTTTAGAACAGCATTGATTACCCGGACATATCGTATCGTTGAAAGATGGTCCACATCGTCCATTTGTGGAAACGTTAGAAGCCGAAGCCGGGGCCGGAGCCGGAGCCGGAGCCGGAGCCGGAGCCGAAGCCGGGGCCGAAGCCGAAGTATTCCACGGTTCTAAAACACCATATTCAGATTTCTCATACATGATTCTGTTACCAGTGCTAAACGTATTTGTTATATTCGTCTTACCCCAACAGAGGGACTTTGAGTTATCTGTAATCACAGCCCCGCATTCAGAACTTTTGGCACATTTTTCTAGACAGTTTTTTAAATTCGCCCTCGGTGTTGAATAACTGGTTAGATGAAATACATCTCTAGTTCCCATTTTAGCATCCTTATTTTTGTGCACCTTCCACTTCGTCTGTGGAGCCGGTGAAAGGTCCTGAGACGTAGTTGTATTTTTATTTAGATCCATAGCCGGGGTAGGGGATGTAGATAGAGCCTTTTTTTCAACACCCATAGAGACTGGTTCCATTGAAATAGTATCCATTATCACCTGTCCCTTAGAAGCTAATCGCTCATTTTGTAGTTCCATCTGTCTTAATTTAAGTTGCTGTTCCGAGTTTATTTTTGATATCATGAAAACAATCACTAAAATTATCAAAAATATCACACCACCCAACAACTTTACGATCATGGCACCGTTTGAAGAACCCAATTTCATATTTGACGGAACCAATTTGTATCCAGGGGGAATACTGAACTGCTCCATCCTTAACAGTTGACAATATTTTTTTCCATGTATACTGTAAAGTATAATGGGTATCTTCAAAGATTGTGGCTGTGGTTGTGGTGGGAGGAAGCAGGAGGAGAAGCTCATCACATCGATCATTTCTGGTCTGACGTTTTTCGTGATAGCGAACCCTGAGACATTCCGTCTCATGCGTTCCGTTTTCGGGTCTCGTATAGCGACACCCACCGGCTGCCCATCCACCTTGGGTCTTCTACTTCACAGTGTTGTTTTCATACTTGTCGTTTGGGGTATGATGAACATCAGGAAGAACACCGGGTGTGGGTGCGGTGGTGAGAAGAAGAAGGGTGGTTGTGGTTGTGATGGTAAGAAGGGTAAGAAGCAGGTAAAGAAGCAACCCGAGATGGTTGATGCTCCCAACCCTGAACCTGGTTTCCATGAACAAGAGGTTGAACTACAGGGAAGTGGCGCAGTTCTCGGTTCCATGGATATTTCCCCCGAAGGAACATTGTTCCATTAAAGTTCCATTTTTTTAATAAATAATTCTACAGTCAGTCAGGACCACTGAATGTAAAATGTTTACGATTAGAATTCTTCATCGAAACCAATTTCATCGGTGTCGTCGTCGAGTTTTCCATAGTCACCCACCCTTTTCTCAAAAAAGTTTGTTTTCCCGTCGAGACTAATATTTTCCATGAAGTCGAAAGGATTCTTAGAACCCCATATCGGGGGTTGTCCGATTTGCTTTAGGAGTCGGTCAGATACATACTCAATATACTCCGACATCTTTTCAGAATTCATACCTATGAGATTGCATGGTAGAGCATCTATGATGAATGATTTCTCGATTTCAACAGCTTCTTTGATGATGGTATGAATAGTTTCCGTGGTAGGCTTCATGCGAAGGTGCTTGAACAGTTCAACAGCGAATTCTTGATGAAGACCTTCATCCCTAGATATCAATTCGTTACTGAAACAAAGACCGGGCATGAGACCCCTCTTTTTCAGCCAGTAAATAGCACAGAAACTTCCAGAGAAGAAAATTCCTTCAACACATGCAAAAGCGAAGAGGCGTTCCGCGAATGATTTACTCTTCTTGTCGAACCATTTGAGTGCCCATTCCGCTTTTCGTTTTATACAGGGAACTGTTTGGATAGCTTCGAACAGATGTTTCTTTTCAGACGCGTTCTTGATATACTTATCTATGAGTTTGGAGTATGTTTCACCGTGGACCATTTCGTTGTGGGATTGATAGGCGTAAAATGATCTTGCTTCTGAGATTTGAACTTCATCTGCAAAGTTGTTGTTAATGTTTTCAAAAACGATTCCATCAGACCCAGCAAAAAACGCCAGGATGTATTTGATGAATTTTTGTTCGTTGTCATTCAGGGTTTTCCAGTCGTCCATGTCTTTGGACAAGTCCACTTCCTCTGCTGTCCAGTTAGACATTTGTGCCTTTTTATAAAGATCCCAGAGGTCTGGATACTTCAGAGGAAATACTGTAAATCTGTTTAAGGTTTCTTCGAGAATAGGTTCATATTCATCTTCAATGTAGTCCTGAAATTCAAAATAGGTTCCCACGTGACGTCCATTAATAAATATCTGAGGGTAGGTTGTGACTACTTTTCCACATATCTCCTTTAGATCATCTTTGTCAATCATGATCTTCTCATGTTCCAAATTTTCTGATTCACATAATTTGACTGCATGATCACAGTACTCACAACCTTCCTTCGAATAAATAATAACTTTCATCTGTGATATTATCAATGATAAAAATTTGTCAGAAAACTCTAAGCATGATTGTGCCAAAAGAGATAAATGAAAATGATATTGTCAAACTTTTAGTAAACGAAGAAGGAACGGAGGAGGAAATGTATGGTGTCGTCGCGATGAACACTGGCCTGACACTTGGTATGCATTACTTAAACCCCACTGAAATGGTTTACAAGTCTGCGTGTGTCTACAAACTAGACGATAGTGAATTGTCCCCCGCACCTTACGAGAGTGTTATGGAGCACTACCCAACTGGGACGACATTTGAAGACCTGGAAATGAAACCTCTGGGGACTGGTATGTTCGTCTATTATTCTGAAATAGACGTCGAAGACACGGATAGTGATATCTACGATGAAGGTGGTGATTCTGAGTCTGATTTAGGTGGATTTGTAGTCTCTGACACAGAGATGGAAGGTATGCCAATCGATTTACCCCCTGATCATCGTCAAATAGACAAAGAATGGAACGAATGGGAGCCAACGACCTCAGGGGGTCGCAGTTTCAAGGAAACAATCGACGCGATCGAAATGCGCGTCAGACACCTAAGTTAAATTTCATACGTATAGAAAACAAGATAAAATAATGCTAGCAACTATATGGTCTGAAATAGACTCCCTATTACACAAAAACGAAGAAGAAAAGCTAGTAAATACAAACGTTTGTAGGGAATGCTCTGGTGTGAAGGTCATCAGCCCGGAAGGGTTGCCTGTCTGTTCAGAATGTGGCCTGGTCGACGACAACTTCATAGATGACACACCGGAATGGACAAGTGGGATTACTGATGACGGTAAAGTAAATGACCCTTCTAGGTGTGGGAATCCAAATGCCAATCCAGAGCTTTTCTCAGATAGTTGGGGAAAAGGAACTATCATCTCTACACAAGGTTACTCAACTTACGAGAATAAACGTATGGCTAAAATTAACTTTCACATGTCGATGAATCACAAAGATAGATCATTGTTCCACGCATATAGAGACATCGATGAAGCGTGTCACACTCTACCAGATTGTGTTCTCAAAGACGCTAAGATTATGTATAAAAAGTTTAACGAGGAAAAATTGACGAGAGGGGCGGTTCGTCTCGGGATAAAAGCTAATTGTGTTTTATACGCTTGTAGGCTGGCGAAACACCCGAGAACTACCAAAGAAATCGCGGACATGTTTGGGATTCAGTCTAAAGATATCAGTCGAACGACCCAAATTTTCAAAGATAATATTTTGGGTGAGACGAAAAAGAATTACGTCACCAAAGCTTTCGATGTCATGCAACGTCTCCTGAACTCTTTTGAAATCACAAAAGAAGAGCGCCTTCGATGTATAAAACTATGTGATCAAACTGAAGACTGTGTGGATCTAATGAGTAAAACACCAAACAGTGTAGCCTCTTCAATCATTTACATGGTCATAGGGAGCAGAGTCACTAAAAATGAAATTTGTGAGAAGTGTTCGGTGTCTATTCCCACTTTGAATAAGATTGAGAATATCTTAAAAAAACACTTAGAGTCTAAAGGACATAGATAGAATATGACTAAAGTTTTTCTTTCAACGCCCTGTTATGGTGGGCTCTGTTTAGAAAAATACATGTCAAGTGTAATAAAACTTCAACTTTTGTTGATTAAGGAAAAAATTGAATTAATGATTGATACAACTGAAAATGAATCACTAGTTCATAGAGCTCGTAATGTGTCTGTCGGACGTTTCATGCAGAAAACAGATTGTGATTATCTCATGTTTATAGACGCGGACATAGATTTTGATCCACATGCGGTTTTTCGTCTTATCAAATCTGGACACGAACTTTCAGTGGCGTGTTACCCCAAAAAGGTGGTCATGTGGGATCAGGCAGCCAGTGCCATTCGAAACGGTGACGACCGTGACATGGCCATGCTTTCTTCCAGTCTCGTCGTGAATATTGGTGCGACACGACGGACCATACAAGATGGCTTTGTAGAAATCCTTGATGGCCCAACCGGTTTCATGCTGATTAGTCGATCAGTCTTCAAGAAGTTGGAAGAAAAGTTCCCAGAGCTTTGGTGTAAAAATGATCATCAGAATCGTGATTTTGATGAATATCATGCAGCTTTTGATTGCATGATTGATCCAGTCTCGAAACGATACCTTTCTGAGGATTATGCGTTTTGTAGGAGATGGCAACAAGCTGGAGGTAAAATTTTCGCAGATGTCAACACCACACTTGGTCACATAGGTAATCTACCTTTCAGTGGTTGTATGGATGAAAGGCTTAAGGTTTAAACTACAAATGAATTTATGAAGTTTGTGACGATAGTCGTCACAAGATCAAAGTCGTGCCATGTAAAAACATTACACACGATATTGAGACTGAACATAAAGTGTATCCAAAATTCTGTGAATCATCAGATTGTCTATGTGAATGATGACAAACATGAAAAAATTGACACCATTGAAAAATGTATGAAAAAATATGATCGAATACTTTTTATCGATTTTGGTATAGGTGTTGATGATGAGTCCCTGAACAAGAGCTTAGAAGTGAATGAAAGTGCGGGTTTGGTAGTCTTTCCCGGTGTGAAAGAAGGTATAAATTGGGAGATGTTCAAAGAAAAGGTGAGGTCAGAGTCCAAAGAACCTACTTCTCAAATGGGTCTCGAATTCGATACAGTTTTAGGGAAAAAAACTTCGCCACACTTTTACAATGTTGTATCCACGAGCGCCAAAGTGTGGGTGATGATACCGAAAACAATCATTAAGCACATTAAAAATAAGAAAAAGGGCACCTGGAAGCTACACCTCAACATGTTTGAAAATTTGAAAGAACAAGGTGTCAAAATTTATGCCTTTTCAGCATCTAAGTTGATTCAAACGTATACACATGAGTGTATATCGAACATCCTGAACGCTGCGAGTGTAAAACTGAATTAAAGGTTTTGTTTGTGTTTTCAACATGTCTATAGAGGTGGAATCCCCACTTTATAAATATGTCGTGTCATACATACATAAAGTGTGGGGCAGTAAGGAGTATTTCCCTGGACCACAACCCATCTCCATTGAACGTAAACATTTTCCCATCCTGAAAGGTGGTGACTATGTCGTTTGTGAAAAGACTGATGGAGAGAGACATATGCTCGTTGCCCTCATGTATGACGGGAAGAAGAAGTGTCTCTTTGTAAACAGGTCTTTCAAGATGTTTGAAGTTCCTATCAACCTGAAAAAGTCTGCCTATGAAGGAACAATCCTAGATGGTGAACTCTATGAAAATGTTCTCATGGTCTATGATGCCGTGATTGTTTCCGGTGAGATGGTGTGGAATTTAGATTTACACAAACGTATGGACGCTTGTAAGGCTATGATGAAGTCCATGATATGTATGAAGTCTGATAAATATAGACTCAAATGTAAGAAGTTTCACATGATGAAAGATTTTGGAATATTTATGGATGAATATCTCCCGACGGTTCAGCAAAATATCGATGGTCTCGTGTTCACACCAGTCAATGAACCCATACGAATTGGAACTCATGAAACTATGTTTAAATGGAAACCCCGTGAAAAGAATACAGTGGACTTTCTCGTAAAGTGGGAACCATCACGAGAAACACCTGGATTTAATGAGGGACGACCCACATGGAGATTGTATGTCCAAGAAAAGGGGAAATTGTTTTTCGAGTCTGAGATTCCACATGATCGAGTGCAAAACAAGTCATGGATGGAGGACGGTGCCATCATTGAGTGCACATATGTAACTTGGGAAGAGCCTATGTGGTGGAGACCCCTGAAACGTAGAACAGACAAGAACTATCCCAACAACCGACGAACGTTTTATAGGACTATTGTCAACATCAAGGAGAATATTGAGATGAAGGAGTTTTTAGATTGTAAACCATGAGATAGAAACCACCTTCTTCAGGTAGCTCATGTTCTTTCATGTGCTCGTCATTGATTAACAACCATTTGTTTCTCCTTTTTACAAAACTGACGTAGTGACCGTCGTTCTGATCTCCGACATGTAGAGCTGTAGAAATTAAGTTGTATTGCTTGTTATCTATGATTAGTTTTTCCAAAATTTGAACATGACACTTTTTATCAAATGAAATGATGAGAACTTGTGGCAGTTGAGAGAATACCATACGAGTCGTGGCTAAGTTGTGTCGCTTGCCATCATCGTCAACATAGTTGTCAACGACGTTCCAATCGGTGCTCTTAGATAGAATTCCACCCATGTCCTTTCCATCGGAAGTCACCAAGTGAATACAAAAATCTTCTTCATTTGTTGACTTCCCTGTAGGCCAAATAGTCTCCTGAACCTTTTTTCCGTAAAACCACCTTCTGATTTCTGGTGTAGACTTTTCCAATACGTCGATGATGCATAAGAGAGCCTCCTGGACATCATGCTGTTCATTTTTTTTGAATCTAGGAAACTGCTCCTGAAACAATGTGAGTAACCCGGACACGTTTACGCTACTCTGACCTTTTGTCCAATACTCTTTCGTCAAGTTGGAATACACCCTAGAAAACTTACATTCACCCTGATACGGATTTCTGATGTAATAGTTCGACAAAACTGGTATATAAAGCATGCATTGTAGGGCGGTGTTGAAATAACATGTATTTCCTCGATTTTCTATACCCTTCATTAAATTTTATGAACATTAAACACTTAAGGGAAAGACGCAATATTAGAAATGACAAGAACAATCACCATGGATATTCAGAAAATCGTAGACAAGACCCTCCCCCTGTTCGAAACTCATAAGAATGAGGGAGACATCGAAGTTGAAATTCGTCTTGGGCGTCACAATGGATCTCTGTTCGATACGAATGTCGGTAAAGACGTATGGAAAAGGGTCCTCAAAGCTTTGAAGAAGTATGATGGATGGGAAGAGAAAAAAACGAAAACAGTCGAAGTGTACTACAATGACTCGAACAGTATCAGGATCACTAGTGATGAAGATTCTGGGGAGCAGGAAATGATTCAGAAAATCAAGGTTCACAAGGAAGACTTTGTCGATAGTGATCAACCACTCGATGTCAGGTTCTGTATCGCCAGGGAAATTCCAACCTCTGGTGAATACGAGATGGACAGAAAGAGAACCAAGACGAGACACTCTTTCATCCGCAAGAATCTGAGTATCGATATGACAATCTCATCAGGTGACAACGCAGATATGGACTCTGAAGAAGAAGCATCCTATCAGATTGAACTTGAGATCATTAACCCCAAAGAGGTTGATTCAATTTACAAATTTTTCAACATCCTCAACAAGGTCAATGATGTTTCAAAACTCGTATAAAATCTCTGCATACTATAGATATGGCCCAGATCCTGTTGATGTTGGGTTCGGTGATGGCGGCTGCTATTGCTGGTAATAGGTCAGTCACTTTGGAACCCGAACCTGAACCCGTAGAAACTTCAGAAAGAAACAGGCTTGGAAACTCACAGTTTTGGAGAAAACAAATGAACAACATGAAAGACGAACCCATAGAAGATGCACCACCTCCATCTAATAGGAAACCTCCATCTCCACCTATGGGGATGCCTCCTGCTCCTGCTCCTGCTCCTGCTCCAGCCCCAGCCCCAGCCCCAGCCCCAGCCCCAGCCCCAGCCCCAGCCCTAGCTCCAGGTCCAGCTCCAGAGCCCATCGATTGTTCTGGTGAGTGGTCTGAATGGTCTGCGTGTAGCAAAGAATGTGGTGATGGTACACAATCTCGCACATGGACTACCCGGGTGGAACCAAAGAATGGTGGAAAGGTTTGTCCGAGCCCCACAGAAAACCGATCTTGTAAGGGACAGAAGTGTCCTATCGATTGTTCTGGTAAGTGGTCTGAATGGTCTACGTGCACCGAAGAATGTGATGGAGGCACACAATTTCGCACGTGGACTACTCTAAAGAATCCTGTGTATGGGGGGAATGCCTGCCCAGAACCTATACAAACACAAGCATGTAATACTAATGCATGTCCCAGAGAACCCACAATTTTGAATGGGTATTCAGACAGTGGAGATGATGGTTTAGGTAAACGGTGTTCAGGGAGAGCACTATATAGTAGTGCTGGATGGGAGCTTGTTAACCCGGGTGAAGACAGAGTGCAAGCCACATCTTTTGACGACCCTTACTACCAAAAGTATCAGCGACGCGCAGCCTACAAATGTAATGAAGATGATAGATGTAAGTATGTGACCGTCTGGAAGGATGGTGGATATAGGACGTATACAGAGAGTCAATGTAAAGACACCGTAAACCAGAACAATGTGAAAACGTGGAAAAAGGTTGATGATACAGTCGCAGCAAAAGATCTTCCCAGTTTCTCCCAGGTCTCACCTCAAAAAATAAATGGATATACAGCCCTTGTGAACAGAAGTATAAAAGTGGACGATAAATTTTCCTGGCGAAATCCACCACCTACGGATACTGGTTTGGTGTGTGAAACAAAAGAATACCTTGATAAATTTAATAGTGACTCTTCACAGATCGATATTCAAGGACCGGAAGTGAGTTACGATTCTGATGAGTACAAGAAGTATGTTAAAAATGCCCAAGATAAATGTGAACTTGAACATAACTGTAATTTCATAAGTGTAAGGAAAAATGGTGGAGGAGAAATGTATTCTGTCTGTGAAGGTCAGAGAATTCCACCATTCAACCGATTGACTGACCACGACTATAAAATATTCAAAAGAGATGATGATCAACCTTTGAGACCCGAACCTCCCCCAGAAATTGGTGCTGGTCTAAGCACCACAGAGAAACATGCACAATCGTTCATGGGATATAATCCAGTCTCTCGTTACAAGAAGTGTAATAATCATGGAAGCGCCCTTGCCAATGAATATTTACGTAAAGAGGGTGAAGAAAAGGTGAGTTGGAGAGATTTTTTCTCATATAAATACCAAACATTACTGAAGAGGGGTATAGAATTGTGTAACAAAGATAAAAATTGTCAGTATCTAGAACTAAATGGATCAAAAGCTATCGCGAGAACATTTAAAAAGAGTGATTGTAAGCACCCACAGGCTGTTCACATGGACACTGAACATAAAATATGGGAAAAAGCAGATTGGGTAGATCCAGACGTTCAGGGTCCTATTCATGGATATGCACAATATGGTTCAAAGTTTCAGTCGTGTGGAACCAACAATGGAACACCAAACAAACCTGAAATTACTGGATTCATTAAGCAGGGGTATGTAAAGGGCTCCAGAGATTTAGGTTCTCAACCTGCTGCATCATTTTTTAAAGCAGATGGAACGATGAACGATACGTATAGTGAGTATTTAAAGCAGGGTGCGAAGATATGCAATGATGATCCCAACTGTAAATACGTGTCCGTTTGGACAAATGGTTCATATAGAACGTTTGGTGCCAGTGTGTGTGAGGATCAACCAATGTTGGGTTATTCGGGGGTGAAAACGTGGAAGAAGGAAGATAGTTCGGTCGTGGGAACCCCCGAGGTGGAGGAGGCGGAGGTGGAGGTGGAGGCAGAGGTGCCTGTAAAACATGGTTATAAAAACATTCATACCTCGAAGATGTGTCCCCAAGACAAACAAAAATGGGTAAAATTCTCCGGATCCACCCAGGTAGGATTTCAAAGCACCGAATACGATGAAAACCTTAAATCGGGAATTTCGAAATGCAATGCCGATGAGAACTGTAAATATGTCACTTTGTTTATGGATGGTTTAACTGGACTGGTAAACGAAGGTGAGTGTGATTCCCCTAATCCGGTGCAAAATGCAAAAATATGGGAAAAGGAAGACCCCAACGTTATCCCTCCACCCCCTCCACCCTCTCCACCCCCTCCACCAAAACCACCACCGTTTAGTTGTGGTGGTAATGTTAATATACAAATTCCTGTCAGTAAGGTAGGGGATGGTGTGTGCGATTGTACATTTAGTTTTGACGATGAAGGTGTTGACGAAAATGGAGTTGCAAAGGGTGCCTGCAAACCTCACGAGTTGGGTAAATTTTTGAACGATATTTCAATGTTTGGAACAAATTACATACCGAAACAAATATCAAGCACACGACCAGCAACAACTAGGATTTTGAACGTAGCTGAAAATTGGCCCGGTGGTTATACGGGTACCTACGAAACCGGCTATACCGCAAAAACACAAAAAGAAACTATAAAAAGACAGCTTCCATACTTGATCGAAGAAGATAAATCTGGGTGGACAAAGAAGGTCTTCCCTGGTAAAACAATATCTCAATGTGAACAAATTTCAGTAGATCATCCCAGGTCACCAGGGTATTCCTACTTTGTGAAAGGTATAAACGGAAAAGGAACTGCTCAAACATTCAGTTATTATGAATACAACGATGGGGTGCGTGGAAATTTGGTAACCAAAACCATTAACGGAAACGAGCCTGTATGTGTAGTTTATGGTGGAAATACGGGTAAGGGAACTGACAAGAAGTGTGTTACTGATCATGTAGATCATCCAGATTGTTGGGAACGTCAACCCACTGAAGAAGAAAAAGATTACCTTGTATACAAACCGAGCAGCATGGGTACATTCTGGAACTGGGGATTTAAATCTGGTGGTGCACATCCACAAGTTTGGGATGGTCGGCAAGGAAAGATGGTGAACGCCAAGTATGATCTACCCCACCGGGAATGGAAAAAGGACAAGTATTGGACATAAAAATCTTGTGTTATTTTAATGAGCAACTCCAACAAGGGTGGGGGGTCGACTCTAAGTTTAGTGTTGCTCATGATATCATGTATCATGTGTATGTCCATAATCAGTTCTTCAGTGGGTAGTGTGATGATTTCTAACGCAGAACCACCACCAGGTTCCTCAGCGGACCTCGGTTCCTCAGCAGATCCAGAACCAGCTGAAATACTCTCCGATTCAATGGCTGTGGAGGGGAGCACATTTACAGTAGAGAAGGAAGAAGTCGAACAGAGCACATTTAAATTACTGCGAAACAAAGACTATTACGGGGTTGGGAATTTGTATCATTATCACCCAGATTCTGATATTCCATTCACTGAAAAAAGATGCCTCCACGAATGTTCAGTGGATCCTTCTTGTAAAGCTGTCGTTTTTAATAAAGAGCTGGATAGATGCTGGGGGAAAGCAATGGAGGATTTCGAACTCCCCTTGCATAGCAACTCGAATGGTAAATTAGCTTATGTAAAAAAAGATCTCTACGAAGACGCCATAGAAAAATATGGGTAGATAGTACATGATTTACGTAGTGCTATTCTTCGTAATATTGTTTCTCATGCATGAAAAACACTCTAAAATAGAAGAAGTGGAGGGTTCACACTTCTTCTATCTCAGTGACGGAGCTTCTAAGGATGTGTATGATAAAATGCGTAGGAATGGTGTGAGTGACGACAATTTGAAAGAATTCGTCCTCATGGAAGACCAGCTGCTGGGTCTTGAACAAAAAGCTGTATGTTCAGGAATTCCGTACTCTCTACAGGGCAATGGTATTTCAAAAAAAATCAAGGAAACTTTCCCAAACTATAACTTCAACTACCACACGATACACCTTAAACAACTCGCAGAACCCGGAAAGACTATCAACAGAAGAGTTCACTGTTCAACATCTTGAAAAGGTTCCATAAGAGCATTTTATGTTGTGGACTATCCACATCTTCCCATTCGTCAAAAATTGACATGATGAGTTTGTTATCATCAATCTCATCACGTTTTCTAAAAGACAAAGGTGCCATCACACCTCTACTTCTCACAGTTCTAATGTAATCCGCGATGATGTAGATGATGGCGTCGAGGAATTCTTCCTTCGCCATGTCTATCCACGAGTTCCGTTCCGTTCCCCATCGTTGGGTATTATCACCAACCCTGACACCTTGATTATATTTTTTCAATCCTAGCTCTAACCGTCCGGTTAATTCCTCTCGGACGCCCATTTGTATTCAAGTTGTTCCTTCGCTTTAACCAATTTTTCCGATAATCATCCATTTTTTTCTGAGATGGTTCTCTTTTGAAGTTTCTCACGTGGTTCATGATGTAATTCGAAGCCGCGTTCTTGAAGCTACTCTTCATGTTTAGTGGAATACCCGTGGTATTCACTTTGTTCATGAGATATTTCTTTTCCAAAGCGTTCCTTCTTTCAAATTTCCATCTATTCACCATACGCTTTTCCAACTGTTTAACATCACCCTTGAAAGGAAGCCCTGTGCTTTTATTAGGTCGTAAACCATTCATGGCACGTTTCACGTTTTGAACATCCTTATTGAGATTGGGTTTGTAACGCTTGATCCATTTAGAGCCATACTCCTTCTCAAGTTCTTTACGAATTGAGTTAGTATTCAAACCCCGCTTCTTGATTGTCTTTTCACGGAGATTGGAGGTGCGCTTATTAATCGTGTTACGTTGAACCTGTCTTTTGGTGGGTTTAGGTTTGGGTGATGCCGCTTTGGGTGTGCGATACATCTCAATTTTTTTGCATAGAACCGGTTTAGTGTCTTTCGCGTCGAACGGAATCTTTAAAATTTTGGCGATGCGCTGAATTTCTTTCTTGGACATGTTGTTGCACAGCGTCTTATTGATTCTAAACGCGTTACCCTTACCGGATAGAGAAGAGTTTTTGTTTTTGTTTGTATTCCTGAAGGTCTGAACATTGCTCTTCTTCTTTATCATTTCACATATCTCCTTTCTCGTAGCATTCCTTGTTCCATTCTGACCTCTAACTCTAAAGTTCACAATACCAAAGTTCTTAGCGAGATCTACAATTTCGGACCTCTTCATGCGTTCACAAACTTTTCCAGTCACCTTAACCGCTTTCATTTGATTTTCTGTAAGTTTTCGTTTTTTGTAAACACGTTTGACCTTTGTGTTAAGGATTTTAGGTTTCTTGGTCTTCTTAACTTTAGTCTTCTTTGGAGCTTTCATCTTACCTATGAAGATGCCACTATCACCAGACCTATAGAAGTCACGGATCAGATTTGCGGTAGATCTGTACGTGTTCTCAAGAACAGCTGGATTCTTAGCTCCAATGATTTGCACGTTACCAGTCCTGGTCAGATTTAGTGTGTAGCCGTTCATATTCACATACATCATAGGGGAAAGTTCGGGGTTGTAGTTTACTGTGCCGTATCTAGCAAACTTGAATTGTAATCTTTTTAGATCAAACGTTCCGTTAATGTTAAACTGACCACTCAGATTATTGAACTGAATCGGTCCACTGAAAAACGGCTGGCCATTTGTGTAGTTCTCAACGACGTATCGGCGAATGAGCTCGGGTTGCCTCGACATATGACTTACCAAAAATCCACCAGAAAAACGAATCTTCCCATTTTTGTAGATGTTGACACTCACTTTCTGATTTTCACCACGGTCATTGTAAATGATGATCTTGAACTGAACAGTCACGAGAGGTATACTCATGTTACCTTTGAGACCAAGCTCACGTGTATGACTCGATGCAACTTTCTGTGTGCCATACCTACCCAACATCTCAGTGGTTTCTATATAAAGACCCTCGGCGATTTGTGTTTTAGCGAGAGGTCTTCTTCTCATGATTTCCTTTAATTCGAGGACAACATCCTTCTGCCCATATCCACTATCAACACCAGCGTTGAACATACCGGGTCTAAAGGGGGATATTTCAAGCTCAGGTTCGTTGTTAGCGAATAGGGATTCATTAATTTCTGGCATGTTAAACTCATCGAGTTTCCCAAAATTCTCCGCTTCCATCACACTGTTTACAATTTTATTTGTATTCAAATTGGCGAATTCATTTTCGAGTGGAGAATTGTTTTCAAATTGGGCGAAAGTCCGTTTACGGGGAGGGGGTCTACGTTGACGCAGCTCAGTCCTGACAGGTTCACGGAAAGCAGAATGCCTTAGGCGCTCCCTCCGCAACATGTCATTCTCGAGTTCTCTCGCAAAGTTATTATTGTTCGAGTTAGAGTCTGAACTTTGGACATCCACTCCAGATCTTCTTATAAATTCCTTGACCTGTTGGCTCATATTACTATACATGATTATTTTTTTAGTGGTTGTTTCCGATCATGAGTTCCTCCTCGATGATGTCGACTCCATAAAATACTGGTTGTGTAGGGTAATCCCTACCCTTGTAGTTTACAGATTCAGTTTTTACTGTAATTCCATATGCACTGAAAGGTCCCACATAGAAATCTGGGTTGAACAGGTCAGGCTTCTTACCCTTCAAGCTTCTAGCGCAATGGGAGTTATAAGCCTGGACAAAGATGTCCTCTGGAACAAATTTACCCTTTTCCTTAATGACACGAATCGAGTTGAGGAAATGGTGCAGTGTATTTGCCACCATCGCGACCTGGTTCTGAATAATTTTAAAATATCCAGGAACAACATTCCAAATATCACGATCACTGTATTTAGCGGAATAATCCAGGTAAGCTCGGACACATTTCTGTAGGATGGCTGGGAGCTCGACGTCAAGTTTACGATCCATGTGTGGGTCAGCCTCTTGAACCTGTTTGGTAAAGTTCCATGGAAGTATACGACGGAGAACGGAGCCAGACTTGTCGTTCCAGTTGGGGACTTCATTTCCACCCAAAATACCAGGAACCTTCCAGTTAGGGAGGGAGACAGCCTGTTTGTTTTTGATATTTACCGCAATCCCTTCACCCGACACAAGAGACTGAAACTCTGCCTGTTCCAGGGCAAGGTCACCCTTCACCTCTGGTGCGACAAATAGAAAAGCGTCCTTGATGGCAGAGAGACCAAACTTCCTTTCGATGTTGTTACCCAGGGTCTTCACATCACTTGTATCGTAAAACCGTTGGAACACGTTGTTGATGAGAGTAGACTTACCAGATCGTGCAATACCTTTGAAGAATGGAATAACTTGCCACTTGTCCAAATCACCAACATCATAGCAAAGGCGACCACCCACGACATATGCCCACTTACACACTTCCTTTTCAAATCCCTGATAGTTGAGGATTTTGTCAAAAGTTGGTGTAGGAATATCATACCAGTCCTCGACGTTGGAGTAGTCTACAAACTCCTGATCAAAATACTTACAGGAGATAATTGTGGGGTCCAACAGTCTAAAGTCGACACTATCATACGGGTAGAATTTGGAGGTGGGGTGGCCATCATTTTGAGGTCCGTCTTCTTTGCCGATGAACACCCCATTCTTGAAGGACCATACATGTCGTCGTTTTTCGATAACTGGAAACTGTGGATCGATGCAGTTCGTCAGGTGATTGGTCACATCTCTGTAAATGTTCCCCTTACTCGTGAAATTCTTCCAATTGTTAAACTCATCATCCTTGGGTGCGAGAGAGTAAACGAATGAAGAAATTTCAAATTTGGGAACCCACGCCCGTGTCCCATAACCATCAGGGGTCTTGATTTCTTCGTAGCAGTAATCCCGGTAACGACGGTATCCACGTTTCTGTGTTTCGTCGAGGGAGTGAATGATACACTTTTGATACGGAGAAGAAGATTCAATTTCATCTTCATCCATCGCACACGGGTCCGTGAATGAACTGATTAGTGGCTGAGCTGTGGGATTCACGACACGCTCGAAGGCGTTGTAATGTCTCCGGATGTTATCATAACCGTCTTTGAGTTGTTTCACAACATTGTTCACTCTCTTTAGAAGGGTAATACCATTTTCATCCTCCTTTGATTTTATACCAAGTTCACCCATGCGCTTCTTCAGGTCCAACAGGTATCGCCTATGCTTCTCCTTGATTCCTTTCACAACTGGGAGTTCAATTCTCTCTGGTATGGGGTTGTTGTTACTGTCATAGTTATCTTTGTGTAAGAATTGTCTATAACCCAATTCCCTAGAATTCCTGAAATCTCCTGCCCTGAGATCCCAGGCGTTCTCAAAAATTTCCACGACTGTACAAACTTCATCTTCTTTCATCGACTGGATTGACCGTTTCTGTAGCTCCATTAGTGCCTCATACCTGTCCGGTTCCTTATCGATGAAGTGGGTTTCCTCCATTTATAGTACTTACAAATTTTCTCTCTAATTGATTTTCTAAAATTACATTTTGCTCAACATCTTTATCAAAATTTTGTTTTGGGTTTGGAGTTGTTGAGCGATGGTGATCAGGGCGGTACAGACTGTGTCACCATCCTCGGTGGCGAGCAGGGATGTCATGAGGGTGACAACGTCGAGCTCCTCATCCTCATCCTCATCCTCATCCTCATCCTCGTCAATCTCCATGAGCTCATCGTCATCGTCATCATCGATTTCATCTTCAATTTCATCTTCGGGAACAATTTCACCTTCCTCGAGATCTTCAGGGCGAACGGACATTTTATCTAGACAGAGAAAAATTTGATCGCGGAAAGTCGCAGAATTATTTTCTCCGTATATAGTACAAAAACTCTCAAAATGGCCGGTGGTCTTATGCAACTCGTAGCTTACGGTGCCCAGGATGTCTACCTTACTGGTAACCCCGAGGTAACTTTCTACCAGGCGAAATACAAGCGCCACACCAACTTCGCGATGGAGAACATCGAGCAGACTCTCAACGGTAACCCCGGCAACTCCGGCCGTGTTTCCGTGACTGTCGCCCGCAACGGTGATCTCGTCGGTGACATGTATGTCCAGCTTAAGACCGCCTCTTCCGGTGGTTCCCCCGAGTGGGCTGCTGAGCGTGCGATCTCGTCGGTCGAGCTGTCCATCGGTGGTCAGCGTGTAGACAAGCAATACCAGAAGTGGTGGCGTCTCTACACTGAGCTCCACTTCGATGAGGCCAAGAAGGCCACTTACGGTAAGCTCACGACTGCGGATGCGGGCAAGACTGTCTTCCTTCCTCTCCTCTTCTTTTTTAACAGGAATCCCGGGCTCTATTTGCCCTTGATTGCTCTCCAGTATCACGAGGTCCGCATCGATTTCGACCTCTCTTCCACCATGTCGACCCACCTCGACGTCGGCACCTTCAAGGTGTGGGCTAACTACATCTACCTTGACACTGAGGAGCGTCGCCGCTTCGCGCAGA